CCCACTGGATCATTTCTCCATAGGCTTCATCACCGCCAACAGAATCTCGAATAGTTTTTAACTGTGCAGATGTGACTTGGTCCTGAGCCAACTTGGCTGTCTGAACTGCATGGTATTTGAAGTAGGTCTCGATTAAAGACTTACTATCCATGGAGGTTAGCGTAGCTACATCCTCTTCATTCAGACCACCAGCCTCATCAAAACGGGCGGCAATATCAGTAAAAGTTCTAACGTTTTCGCTTATCTCCTCAGGCTCTTCCATCCCCTCTTGGGGGGATTCTGTAGGGTCCTCAGGCTCGCCTTCATTCTCGGTAGGCTCAGGTGTGCCAAGCTTAGATTGAAGCTCGTTGTAGGCCTTCAGGAGGTCATCCTGTGACTTGAACTTGCCCCCTATGAGCGCTACGTCTTCCTGTTCAGAATCGCCCTGGGACATGCGACGATCGCGATCCTCTTCCTGAGCCTTAATTAGTTTTTCTCCCTGCTCTAGTGCTGCAATTTCTGCCGACTGTTGCTCGGGGGTGGGACCCTCAGTGGGGTCAAATGCTATGCGGTTTGCCATATTAATAGGAAGTAGAAGTTACGTTGCCAAAGGTGGGACGAATCTTTTCCTTTTTGCCATACTTACCGGCTGAAGGTTTAGATGTGCCAACTACCTTTTGTTTAACTCCATAACTTACGTTTTTGGTGGATAAAGACTCATCAATAGGCATAGCTTCGTATGCGTCGTTGTGGGGCGATTGTTGATTGTCAGCCTTGAAAGAGCCATTAGGCGTTCGGGCTCGGCGGCGCTTGTTGGCTGCCTGGGTTTTGTTGTCCATCTGGATTCATCATTTGTTCAACCATTGGGGACTTAGACAGTTGTCCAGCTTGTTCCAATAGTGTTTGTTGCTGTTGCTGTTCTTGTGATTGTTGACGCTCTTGTCCAAGCTCCTCGTCAGATTTAACTAATCCAAGAGATTCGATTCCACTAGCTGCTGCTAGGCGGCGAAGGAATTCACTGGGATTAATAAATTGGGACATAGCTTCAGGGCCAATGCCTTGAGCAACTGTAGTTACAAACTCCATCAGAGCTTGGCGATCTTGACCACGGCCAATACCGTTTAGGCCAGCCACAACAGTAGGCAATACCAAACCCTTGGGAAGTTTAGGCACACCTTCTTGACGCTGCAGGGCTTGCAACTTACGTGCAAGATAAGGGCGCAGTAAAGTAGCAGTTAGGCCGGAATAGATTCCCCCTAATTGTTCATTCAGCTCCTGTGCGACGGCATTTACTTCGCTGGCAGTTGTGCGCTCACTATCGCGAATTGATCCATCCATGACAAGAAATGCTTTAGCAAGTCTTTGGGTAAGGTTTTGGATCATCTGTTGAACAGTACCGAAATCTGCGGTTTTGCCCACAGACACTACGCCCACATCATCTGGTCGGCCTTGAATAATAGAACCATTCTGAGCCTTGGCTAAACTTTGTGGTTTAGTTGTAGATGAGGGTGATACTAAAAATACAACTTTAGCCGCAGCAGCACTACCTTCTACCATAGCTTGCATTAACTTTTCAAGGCTATTTAGATCTCCAAGGAACTCTTCAACTCTGGATCTCCCGTAACTTTCACCATCACAATTTTGGAAGGTAATTGCGAGCCATGGCGTTGTTCTTAATGGTGAAGAAGAACGAGATCCGGGGATCATTTTACCGTCACATTCTTGATACCATTTATGTTGTCCATCCTCAAACTTGACGTGGGTGTAAACCACAGCATCATCGCTTTGGCCTTTGTTGATTGAAGAGGCCACACCAAACTTAGGACCGTCTTCGCCTACGGCGTTCACGTCCTTGTCTGTGTCTAGAGGTTGAAAACCTTTTGGTAACAATTCACGGGAGACAATCTCCTTAGTGACGATTTCTTGAATAGTACCTTCACCATCTTTAGCAACAACATACCTGTCTAGTGGGTAGACTTTCAGGCTTTTCTTGGCGTCAAAGATAAGAGCATTGCCTGTGACAACCAAATGCTTCATTGCAACATGTAGCTGAACACGGTCTGTGGTCTCAGCAATCTGCTGCATGACCATCTTTTCCATTTTGGATAGAGCCATGTCGATCTGGCTACGCATCTCAGGAGTTGCGTCGGGGATCTTCTTTAGCTCTACATCGTTAATTTGTAGTTTAAAAAATGAAGTATTCAGAGGGAACAAACTAAGCATTAGCTTCGCCGCCAATACATTTGTACCAGAAGCTCCTTGGCTTTGCCAGGGGGTTGGTAACCGCTCACCATTCGCATGCCCTTCATCTGTAAGAAGGTATGGAAGTGTGAGCTTTGCACATGTACGAGCTACATCTAAGAATTGTTCACGATCTGACCTCATGGCCTCATAGCGGGCCTGGGCATTTGCTTCCATTAGTAGTTAGTAAGTTTGGATGTTCCTCGAGTTGCTCTACGTGAGCGGGCTTGAGTGGATCTAGCAGTCCTCACGATTGCCATTCGATTTCCAGTGGTGGCTAACTCTGGAGCGGGTGGAGCCCCAATCTGCATAGGATTAGGGGCAACAGGGGCAGGCAGGATAGGATTTAACTTTTGCTGAGGTTTCTGAACCATTGGTGGTGCCCCCTGTTGAGGCATATATACCGGTTGATTCATTAATTCCTCCATCCTCTTGTTCTGCTCCGCTGTAGCCTTTCTTCCTTTTCTCTGGTCTTTTTTATATTCTTTTCTTAACTTCTTGGCCTGATTTTTTGAATATTGCGTGCTTAAAAAACTTTCTTCTTCACCTAGAGTTTGGTTAAGTGCCCATGCAGACCTATCCCCCTTATCTACATCGCCACTATTGATACCTGTTCTATATGCCCTAACAAATGACTTTCTGTTTGATTCTTTATCCCACCTTTCATTCAGCAAAAATTGATCTACCTTTCTCTTTTCTCCATCTTTATTAATTTTATCAATACCTAAGGCATCCATTGCCCGTTTGGTATCAATGTCTGATGCCAACCCTTCATACGGGTTTATCTTTTTAGGCGTGGGAACTTTAGGAGAACACATTATAGTTTTGATAAGATGTATTCCACAACTGAACGTTGACCAGCTCGATACATAATCGTTCTGTCTTCGTCTCTAGGTGTGGGGTTGATTGGTGGATACATTTGCTCCAACTCGTCGACCAGAGCCTGGAGGTTTGATGAATTACCGGGGAGGATATTATCCATACTTAGGTAGGTTTATATTTGAGGTCTCAAAAAAGCTGGGCATCCTTGCCCTTTGCGTTTCAGCAAGTCCTGCAGCCTTGCCAGAGGCGTAGAGACTGTCGCTTTGTTTGAGCCAGAAGTCTTTGTCAAGGTACTTGTCCTCATTGGTTGATAGGCCGTCCATCACCCAAGACACGGTTGCCTTGCGGAGACGATTAAGGGCTGGGGTTGATACTTCGCCAAGGTCTTTTGCAACCATTGCATGTTGCAGAACGTGACATTGTTCGTCTCTCGATATATCTGAAGCTACAGTTCTGAGACCCATATCCCCGCAAAATCTAAACAATGGGAGTAATACAAAAAATACGGATCTTTCTAAGATTGCTGTCTTAAGGATCGGGTGGGAAGGGTCACGTAACCAGGCCTCCCTGATGTTGACGGCCTCCCGTTCATACCGTTCGTTAGTGCCATGAGCAGCAACCACGTAGCCAAGGGCTTTGTCATGCTTGTCCTCATCGGCCATGTTTGATTGCAGGGCAGGGATAACACCAGGATCATCAGGTAGATCTCGCTCTAATCCTTGGGAGAGCATCTCTTTTACAGGCAATTCGAGGGTGCGAAGAGATAGTGCCCTGAAAATTGCATCCTCAGAGCCAGCTTTAAATTCGCCTTTATCAACAGCGACAGGGGTCCAGGTTCTTTTCCTGGACATTACTTTCAAATAGGTAGACATTTACTCAGCACAAGATGAACAAAGAAGAGGATCATCTTCAGCATCAAAGCCAAAGAGATCTGCGTAATCGTCTCCCTCTAGCAATGACGCAGCATCATCCTTGCGGAGTGTGTCTGGATTTACTTGCAGAGAATAGTAGATAGAGGTTTGGGGAGACTCAAACCACTTATTAATAAAGGCTTGGTCGTAGGTCACGACGTCACTCCATGTGTTGTATGAATAGCCGTGGAATAGGCCTGTTTCTTCAAAGGTACGGCAGATTTCGTCTGCCACTAAATTATATGTATCCCATCCTACTTCCGAAGCGATTTCGCACGGTCCATAATCGAAAGATGCCACGCCGAACGACCCAGAATCTCTGTCGACATGCCTGCTAATAGGAGGAGCAATCTCAGGAGCTGTTGTATATCCTTCGAGATCTTTATAACGGTATGAGCAGCTAGCCGTAGGCGCGATTGTAAATGCTCTTTCCATTTTATTAACACGGGCAATTTGTGCGGCACCGGATACAGCTCGAACCCACTCTCTGGCAAGAATAATTGCAGGAGTATGGTCGAGATCTTGTCCGTCATTGACCGCTTTAAGTGCTTCACCGAATGCTGCATAAGAGACTCCATGAATACGAAGGAAGTTGGCAAGTCCGAGTACACCGAGACCAACCTGTCGATCTTTCCAAGAAGGTAGATATTCACCAGAATTCCCTACTCCAGTCTTCCCATGCAAATCACAAAGTTGTGACATGCCTGCAGCAAAAGCAGGGACTAAATCTTCTACATTGCACGCGCCTAATTGTACATGCTGTAGCAAACAACTGCCCCTACTAGGAATTTTGACTTCCAAACATACATTCGAAAAAAGTTTATTGCCAAACCTATCATAGGTAATTTTGTTTAACCAAATATCACCAGATTGAATAGCTTTAAGAATTTTGTCTTGTAGTTCTTTAGATAAAGCGTCCCACGATTCACGGGTTACATTAATACACTTTTTTACCCAGGGTAGTTCTTGTCGGGTTGCATCTACAAACTCTTCGATGTCTGCATGTTCTGCAGAAAGGTGAATAACGCAAGCTCCATTACGGAAGGATCCGCCTCTTCTAAGAACTTCATTAAGGACGGAAAATATTTTTGCAAACGATACTGGGCCAGAACTGCAGAGACCCTTTCCATTCTCTGAACCCCTTGGACGGAGGTCAGATAAATGTACAGCGACTCCGGCAGCATGCCGTAGGGCATAGCTGCAGAATTTAATGGCAGCCTCGATTCCATCAGCTCCCTCCATTGAGTCACTAACATTTATACAGGTACATGAAACAGGTAATTTTGATTCAGGATTGTCGAGCCACGATTGAACTCGACCGGTGCGGGCAATAAAACGATCAGTCATTTACTAGGTCAGTGAGAATGGGTGGTTTGTATCTGTTTGATTTGAGGACCTTGCCGTCTTCTCGCTTAATCGGTTTCAGATCTTTATCGAGTTTGGACAGGTTGGACTGATGCACACGGCTCAAGGCTTCATCCAAATCCCAGCCTGCGGTAGCGGAATATTGGTAAGCCACATACACAAGGTCTGCTAATTCTTTTAGACATTCCTCGCGTGATCTTTGGTTTTGAATATATTCACAAGCTTCACAATGGGCTTCAAGAAACTCCTCGTATTCCTCAGATATCAGACGCTGTTGCATCTGTAAGGTACTGGGACCGAAGTGCCTGATCGGCTGCCCCATCAGCTTCCGAAAAGTAATTGCTTCTTTCTGGTGTTCGTACATCTGTTAGTGCTCGGTTTAGGTATGCGATGGCTTTTAGAAGGTCGTCTTCTCTGGACTCTCCTGGCTTGGCACCAGCACGGCAGACGTACTTCACTACGTTGCCAAGTAGATAGTCCATGTCTTGGTCAACAATGAAGTCCCAGACCTCAATCGTTCCCAGTTGATAATGATCAGGAGAGTGCTTCGACATTTGGTGTAATGAGGATTGGCGTTTGCGTTTTGGCGTCCCAGTCTTCCGTCTGGAGGATCCGGGCTAGGCGGAGATTGCGGAGGGCATCTTCATAAGTAAGGCCTACACTTTTAAATGTTTCTACAACTGCAGGCCAGTAGTTACCTTTTGCTTTGTCAAGAATGATTCCAGCTCGCTTTGGGCCGACGGTGGGGGCTCCGCTATAGCCGTCAGTGCTATCTCCGGTCAAAGCTTGCTCATAGAGTTTGCGCTCAGCGTCTGCTGGGTCAACAGTCCACTCTTCTTTAAGGTTGTAAAGACGGCAGGGGATTTGCTGCATGTCCTTGTCCGGTGAGATCAGGACGAAGTTGGTAAACTCACCAGAGGTAGCAGCAATACCTAAAGCATCATCAGCTTCTAAGTTTGGGACAACTTGTGATGGATAAGTTTCCATCCCCCAGTTTTTAAGCTTGAGATAACCACAAGGCTTTCTTTTTGTTCTGTTCCCTTTGTAGTTAGGATCAATCTCTTTCCTGAAGTTTTTAGTATCGGTGAAATAAAGGATCAGATCATTTGAGTCAAACCTTGTTGTGAGCTTGTTTAGTTCTTGTTTAACGATCTGCTTGCCCCGTTTAAAGTCACCAACAATGACAGTCAGGTCAGGATTGTATTCATGCTCATCTTCTGCGGCTGAAGCTGCTCGATACCAGAAAAAGTCTGCATCAATTAAAAGTTTAGTTTGCATTAGTTGGCTGAGTGGAATTGAGAAGGTAATTAAGAGCTCGCTTCACCATCA